ACACATCATCTGCGCCTGAAGCTGCAACGGCCCCCTGTGCGGCGCGGGAGCGTCTTCAGGGGCTGCGCTGGTGTTCTTCGCCTCCAGCACACCGACGCCGTGGGTATCGACCACCCCGCCCTGCGGCACATAGATGCCGTTCGCCGGGTCGTGTTCCCACGTCAGCGATCCGTCGCCGCGACCGTCGAGCGAGCAGGCCAGCGGCAGGTCTGGGTGAAAGATCGCCTCGGTGATGTTCGTGTTGACGTGATCGAGGTCGAGCCGGTAAGCCGCCTCATCGAGGATCACCGGCTCCAGCAGATCGCCGAAGCGCATCGCCTCGTTCTGCGCGAACCGCTCGGGCGGGTTGCCTGCTGCTGCCTCGATGGCCTCCTTGAGCAACTCGTTCGGCGTCTTATAGGGCGACAGGCCCAGCAGGACCGGGACGCGGGATGCGGTGACGATGTCGTCGGGTGTGAGTTTACCTACCATCTCTTATTTCCTCTCTTCTGATCGGCGGTGTCGGTTTCCACTTCGGCGCGACGAGCTTCATCCAGCACGGCGCGCACAGCGCCCGGCCATCTTCTTTGGTGACAGCCGGGCGCTTGCATTGGTCGCAGGTCATGACACAAACGAGACCGACCCGGTCGCGCTGCGCGCATACTTGGTTCCCCGCATCTTGTTGATGTAATCGTAATGCTCGATCATCTCGCTGGGGATATCCTTCGGCTTGCACTCCTCAACCTTGGCGAGGCGGCGGCGGTAGAGCAGCAGCAAGCGCCGATGCTCCTTCTCCGCCACCTCGTTGCCGGTGAAGTCCACCGAGTTGAGGCAAATCCAGATCACGCCGAGGTCGGCATGCTCTGCTGGCAGTGTGATGATGTTTTCCATTCTTTCGGTCTCCCTTTCTAGTTACCGAGGTGGACGATGAGCGCCCACCATGTGTAGGACCGAGATGCCTCGACCCCAAAAATCCAAAGCCAGTCGATCCAGCCAAGGATGAAGAACAGCAGGATGAACCCGCCGATGATGTCGTCGAGATACTGCCTCATCAGGCAGCACTCATCTTGATGGCGCGTTCGAGAACGCGGCGGCGCTGGTCTTTGGTCAGGCCAGCAATCGGGCCGAGGACTTTGATCGCCCACTGGCGTTCCATCTCAGCGGTGAACTCGCGAGGCTTGGCCGGGGTCTTCAGCCCGAGCTTCTCAAGCGTGTCGCGGTCGAGGTCTTCCATTCTGATTGTCATGACTGATCTCCCTGTGTCTGACGGTCTTGGTTCGTCTTAATGAAGTCGAGAAGCATCTCAGCATATTTGCGAGGGCTGGGGTTCGAGCGCGCGCCGAATGTGCTGGCGACGAACTCTAGCTCAACGGTCAGCTTCTGAATGATCTCTTTGTCAGTCATCGGTGTCTCCCTTGCGATGTGTTCTATCAACGTCCTAGTTGTACCACGACTATAATTTTGATATCAACAGCTAAATAGCATTTTGCTACAACTTTTTTCAGGAGCCGCAAGTGTCTGATATCGAACAACAATTACTGCGTCTTCGGGCATCGACCCGGCAGCTACTGCGCGAGGAGCTTGAGCTTTCGCCGCACCGGACGCTTTCTGTGTTAGCGGATGAACTGATCGAGACGGCGATCCTGCGGCGCAGGAACGAGCGCGTCAGGCAAGAGGATCGCGCCAGTGGTGAACGGTAGGCAGAAGGGAGCGGCTGCGGAACGCGAGATCAGCAAGCTCCTCGCGGACGAGCTTGGCGAAGAGTTTGGCCTCAGCTTCAAGCGCGACCTCGAACAATACAGAGAGGGCGAACACGGCGACCTCGTGTGCAGCGATCCGGCCTTCCCCTTCGTGCTGGAGATCAAGCGTTTCAAATCTGGGTGCGCGGCTCAGCCGAAGTGGTGGGATCAGTGCTGCGCTGCGGCGAGGGCAGAGACGGAGCGCCGCCGGGTGCTGCGCCCGGACGCGCCCGACAAGCTGCCGCTCCTCGTTTACAAGTACAACCACCAGCAGTGGAAGTGGCGCATGCCAGCCGAGGCGGTGATGCGCGCCGGGCTGCCGCACGGCAACATGGGCATGCGCGAGGATGCCGAACTCGATTGGAACTACGCCGTCGAGATGGACACGCGGTGCGCGATGATGATTGTCAGGGAGCTATTGTGTGATGATCGTTCCGCTGAGTAGGGCAGAGATGGCCGCATGCAAGCAGGCTGCGGCGGCTAGGTGGCAGCTTGCCAGAGCGTCGGGCGTGAAGAACCAGCGGCGTGACAGCGGCAGAGAGGATGGCGACATCGACCTGCTCGGCATCAAGGCTGAGCTTGCGGTCGCGAAGCTGTTCCAGCTTGAGTATAGCCCACAGGCTATAGGCGTGGATGACGGCGCGGATATGTGGGCAGGCGATTACGCCATTGACGTGAAGTCCACATTTCATGCTAATGGCAGGATGCTCTTCAAGTCGGAGGGCGCTTTCCGGGCCGACCTCTGCATCTTGGCAAAGGCGACGGAAGAAGAAGACGAGATCGAGGTGGCTGGCGGGACCAGCAGGAAGATGTTTCTGCGACACGCCACCACTCAGGACTTGGGACACGGCCCATGCCTCATCCTTGAGGCGGAACATCTGCTCAGTGCGGATGAGCTTTGGGTGGTGATTTCCAAGATAAGACTGGGCCTCCCAGTTTGAGCGGCTGAGCGTAATCAGCCAAACATCAACTGACGTTAGCGTGTAGGAGTTATCGAGCTATGGCGTTAGGATTTAACCTTGAGACTAAAAGCGGCGGGGACATCCTGCCTATAGTGAAATGGGACGCAAAGGCAGGCGATCTCATCAAGCAGGATCGGTATCAGGCCGGTGATGGAACTTGGCAGAAGGATGAACAGGAACTCGGACTTCCCATCCAGATCGGCATGGACTTGGCGAACATCGAGGTCGGGTGGCTCTCGTTCGCCGCAGGCGCGCCTGATTTTCAAATGGTCAAGGCAGGCGAGCCTCTCCCGGCTCAGCCAAGCCCGGACCACAAGCAGGCGTTCCGTGTTCGGATCGGGTCGAGTGACCTCGGCCTGCGCGAATTTTCGCATTCGGCTAAGACTGTGCTTCGCGCGATGGACACTCTTTATAATCAGTTCGAGGCGGAGGCTCCGGCAAATCCGGGCAAGCTGCCGGTGGTGACAATCGCCGGAACTGAGACGATCAAGATCAACTCGCCGCAAGGTGAGTTGCGCTTCAAGGTGCCGCAGTGGTCTATCACTCAGTGGATCGACCGGCCTGCAATGATGGACGGCGGTGCGGCCGCTCCATCTGAACCCGCGCCAGCAGCGGCGGTGTCGCAACCTCCCGCAGCCACTGCTGAACCGACAGGTGCCAACCTGTTCTAGCGCGGTAGCTCCCGGCGGTGTTTGTCTCCCTTCGCCGCCGGGAGCGCTTTTTAAGGGGAGCGATAGGGAGATGTTCAATGAATAATATTGCGGCCCACGCAGAGAGGATTGCCCGTCATTATTGGGGCGAGCCGAACGCGAAGCTGTCCGTCAAGGGGCGGACGCTACGCTGGGGGACCAAGGGATCGCGCGAACTCGATCTGACGAAGGGCGCGTGGTACGACTTCGAGCAAGAAGAGGGCGGCGGCGTGATCGATCTGGTCAAACGCCACGCCAGCCTCGGGATCAGCGGCTCAGTCGCCGACGTGCTGGAGCGAGAGTTCGGCATTCAGAAGCAGGCTCAGAAGGCGCTGGAGCCGAAGCAGTACATCCAGCGCATCCACAGCTATTATGACGCAGACGGCGCCGAGGCGTATCAGGCGCTGCGGATGTATCCGAAGTCATTCCGCCTGCGCCAGCCCGACGGCAAGGGTGGCTACCTGCACAACATCAAGGGCATCACGCCTCTGCCGTACAACCTGCCCGGCATCATCGAGAACAAGAGCGCGCCCATCTTCGTGGTGGAGGGCGAGCAGTGCGCGGACGTGCTGATCGAGGCCGGGCTGGTCGCCACGACAAACCACGGCGGGGCCGGGAAGTGGGGCGAGGAACACGCGCAGCACCTCGAAGGGCGCAACGTGATCGTCATGCCCGACAACGATCAGGTGGGTCACCGACACGCCGACGCCGTGGTTGCGTCGCTCTGGGGCAAGGCGAACCAGATCAAGCGCGTCGATCTGCCGGGGCTGCCGGACAAGGGCGATGTCGTGGACTATCTCAGGACGCACACGCTCGAAGAGCTTGTCGGCGAGGTGCGGAAGGTCGAGCCGCTCACCGAAGCGCCGCAGGTGGCTGAGGGCGACATCGTCGCCGAAGAGCAGGCGATCGAGCGCTACAAGATGATGCGCCGCGACGCGGTGTTCGCGATGCCGCCGGTCGAGTTTCTCGTCGATGGGCTGCTCACAAACACAGGCTTTGCGATGATGTATGGCGCGCCCGGAACCGGCAAGTCGTTCATCGCCATCGACATAGCTCTCAGCGTCGCGCACGGTCAGGCGTGGCAGGGGCAGGGCGTCAAGCAGGGGCCGGTGCTGTACATAGCAGGCGAGGGCATCGGCGGCTTCGGTAAGCGCTGGAAGGCGTGGGAGCGGCATCACGGCAAGGTGGACGAGCCGGACCTGTACCTGCTGCCGACGGCTGTGAACTTTCGTGAACCCGAGGACATTGCGCGGCTCGTCGCCACCATCGAGGACATCGATCAGCCGTTCTCGCTCGTCATCGTCGATACGGTGGCGCGCGCCATCGCTGGCGCAGAAGAGAACAGCAGCACCGACATGGGCCTGTTCGTCGCCGCATGTGACGAGATCAAGGCGCTGACGGGCGGTGCGCTGCTGGCGGTGCATCACGCCGGTAAGGACGCCAATCGCGGCGCACGAGGCTCTACGGCGCTTCTGGGTGCGGTTGATACGTCACTGATGGTCGGCAAGTCCGAGGACATCGTGGTGCTGCGTACCGAGAAGATGAAAGACGCGGAGCCGATGGACGACATCAACCTGCGGATGCTGACCGTCTCGGCGACGATCTCCGAGACATCTGTCGTGCTGGAGCGCACCGACGAGAAGCCGAAGAAGAAGAAGGCGTGGCGTCCGACCGGCTCAATCAAACGAGCGCTTCAGGTGTTCGAGAACCTGTGCGTGGATCGCGGCTCGGCGAAGGTCAGATATAGCGATTGGACGGCCAAAATGCGCTCCGATATGCCCGATACGCCGGACAGCACGAAGGGATCGGCTCGCGACGCATTAATCGACAATGAATGGATCATCTCCGTCGATGGTGTATGTTGGAAAAACAAAGAGTTAGATGGTGTTTCATCGTAGTTTCGGAGTATCGTATCGGAGCGTCGTAGTACTCCGACCGATACGACGCGCTCTAGGAGCGTCGTAGCGTCGGAGCTACGATCGGAGGCAGCGAAGGGAGAAGATTATGGCGAAGAGAAAGAGAGTATCGAAGGGCAAGAC